GGGAAAGCATTGTTCCTCGGAACAATAGACACATTCTTATTTACTGTTAAGCATATCAGAATAATATCGTCGAAGTTGTCTGCTCCAACAACATCGTCGTATTTCTGACTTAGCCAGTATTTTATTTATTGTCGAATTACTTTGTGGAGGTCCCAGCTTTTGGGCCTCTCCTTCTCATTGGGTTAATATCCCGGTGAGTCGTAAATCTTTATTACTCAATCTATTATAAAACAGATGCAAGTAATTGCGGAAGCCGTGAGAGCTTCCAATTTACGTGGTAATTTACGATGTATGGAGGATGAAATTCTTTTATTAGAATCAAATTCAACTGCATCCAAGCAATCCTTAACTTTGCAAAAGTTACAAGAAAGGACCGCCTCGCTTCTTCATTTAGAAGTCGGTGCGTTCGACATGATTGTTTCGCCTGAGGGTATCCTTGCGTATTTAAAACGCGCAGGACCCAAAGGTCTTTCACAATCTGGGTTTATGAAGCTACAAAAGCAAGTAGCAAGCCTTCGAGATAGAAACATCGGTTATTTAATTGACCTTCTGTGCACACTGTGTGCATTGGGTCATCCGGTGTCCTCTCTCTTTGGCATTCATATTCCACTAGAAAATACAGTTGTACATTATATTCGCGATAAAAAGCGATTTGAACACTGTATTGGTCTGGCAGATGCTGTGCACATGAGTCTTTATAACCTCAATGTACATGTTTCTCTGCCCTGGAAAACTAGAATTTCTTTCCGTCAGTCCTCGCTGCAAAGCATTGGACTTCGGATTCGGTTTAAGACAATTGATCATCGTCCTACGTGTTTAGTCACGAGGATGAAAACCAAGAATCGAAAATTCGCTCTTCTTCTACATTACCTCAAGGTATTTCCTAAGGGTAGAGAAGAGAAATTCTACGTCAAAATGATAAAGCTTTCTCTAACTGGGTTATTCTCAGAAAAGATGAACCAGGATTTGCCCGTAGGCTATCCTGAGGAATCGATTCCGATATTTCCCGAAGGTACACAAAAAAGATTGGACCGCTGTCTAAAAAACAACAGTCCTCTCCGTACCCGTCTCTATTTCAATCTGATCCAATCAAAAGCACTATGTGCTCCGGTTGGTGAAGATATGATCAAAGAGAGTTATGAAAAACACTTAAAATCGTTGTGTCGTCCAGTTGATGAATGCTTAGTTGTTCCTCCCGAATTTCTCACGAAACTGAAGGAGTATGGAAGAAATGTGGGGAAATTGATGCAAAAACATTATGATCCCTTCCAAACTTCTATACCCAACTCGCATTCTACCCTCGAAACCAATCGTGGTGACGGGGGTGCATTAGTCGCTCTTTCCGAGGAACGAACTATATGCCAAGGATCCAGACTTCGACATACTCTCGAAAGAGAAGTCGGAGCTTCTAGTCCCCAACGACTTGAACCATTTGTGGTTGGACTCATTGGTCCCCCAGGCTGTGGTAAAACCACCTCTGTGAAGAATCTCGTTGCCAAGCTTGGCAGAGAATTCTTTCCAAAGATACCTGAAGAACAATTGAGTTATGCTCGATCTTGCTCCAGTAAACACTGGGATGGGTACGAGAACCAACCTATAGTGGTCCTAGACGACTTTGGTCAAGATTTATCTAATCGGTCGGATATTGTCGAGTTTGAACAGCTCGTCTCTACCAATCGATATCTTGTTCCAATGGCTGAGCTCTCAGACAAGGGTAGGGTGTTTAACTCCCCTATCATTATCTTAACAACTAACTGTGGTTATGGTACGAACTTTAATGTTACGACCGCCACCATGTGTGTTGAAGAGCCCGTCGCCGTCTGGCGTCGAATTGCTGTACCATTAGTTCTGAAGGATGCAAATTCCTTCAGTTTAATAGATCGTGATGCCACATTGTTTTCAGATTCCAACTTTAACGTCTGGAATAAGAAATACGGTGTGTCAGACACTCACTATACTAGTGGTTGCCGCTATCCAAGTGCAATTAATAGTGCCCGGCATTTATGCTGGTCACCGTCAGTTGCTCGAGGGGCCGACAGTCAAGTTGTATATCAATACATTAAAGAGAGGTTTAAGGCCCACGTCGAGTATGACAGAAAACATCTGTCTCCCGAGTGGTGTCAAACCATTTCTTCTCAGAGGATCCGATATAATTTAGATCCTGACTCGTCCCTTGTGGACTTGTCTGTGGAGCCTGTAAAGGTCCCATACTTAAAAGAAGATTTTTCTCTTTACCAAACATTTTCATCTCTCCCTCCTGTTGACCCTCCAAGGGTCAAGGCAATGGCATTGTCTGAACCGTTAAAAGTCCGGATGATAACCGTTGCTGAAGCAGAAGTGAAAGCACTACAGCCCATGCAAATGGCGCTGTTTAAGGTGCTCGGGGAGATGCCACAGTTTTGTCTTGCGAATGGATGTTCAAAGTCCGTTCTCTGGAAAGATTTCATGTCTGAAGGTTTGCCTTGGATCCATAGGATTGAGGCGCAAATTCAGGGCATAAAATCTACCAAGACAAATCAAGATTTGTGGTTGTCTGGTGACTATACCGCTGCAACTGACAATTTTCCAATGTCAGTCACGAATGCTCTTCTCGAAGGCATTCTTGAGTTCGTTGATAACCCCTCTACCAAAGAGTGGGCTCGTTACGAATGCAGTAGTCATGTTATTGAATACCCAGAAGGTAAGTTAGGCGTTCAGTCGTCTGGCCAACTCATGGGGAGTTTGCTTAGCTTCCCCCTTCTATGTTTCTTAAACGATTTCATTGTCTCCGAAGCAGGCTTCTCGAAAGGGAAGTACCTGATTAATGGTGATGATGTCGTCGCTTGTGGACCAATTGACACAATAAACAAATGGAAGCGCATTGCGCCTACAGTTGGTCTTTCCTTATCGTTAGGAAAGAATTTTGTGGACCCTCATTTCTGCACTGTAAATTCGCAGTTATTTTATGATGGTCAGTGTCTTCACACAGGAAAGGTTTCGTGCCAGACCCGTGATGGAGCTACAATTGGTTTTTGTTTTCAAGAAACCCAGTTTTATTTTGGAGCATCGAGGGAGATACGCGAAGAATTTATTCGACGTAATATTCTCCCGCTTCGAAAGACTGTAAGGTCTCTTAAAGTACCGACATCCCATGGTGGGTTAGGTCTTGTTTTTGATCATGAAGAGCTTAGTTCGAAAGAACGACAGCTTGCCAAACGATCATATATACATGACTTGATTTCGCCATTCCTAAAGTCCCTTCCTGTTCCCGGTTTTACCGGGGAAGGTCACTTTGGTGGTTGTAAGTTGAGAGCTGTTGCTTTCCCCGTTCTTGACGGTGAAGATGACAGTACCCAGGATATCCTGGTTTCTCTACGAACACTCTTCGGAGGACCTCCCAAACCAGACGAGTCTGGTACGGGTGATCTTTCGAGGAGAGATGTTGACGAAACTTTTTCGAAAGCAAAGGAGAAAGGTGGATCAGAAGAATTGGAAAAGCTTCTATCCATACCTTTTTCTCATTACCCTTCTAAAGAAAAGATGGGATTTGGAGTTAAATACTTCTTTATTCAACAGAAGAAAGTTGCGGAAATGATGAGGCACATAGTGCCACTCGTTCTACAAATAATTCTAAACAGAATGAATGATGAGCCTCTAGCAATAGAGACTTACCACGATATCCTGGTTGAAGAGGTAAACTTCCCAATTCTCACTGGCCAGTTGGCTCAGTGGATCGAAGACCATTTTACGGGCGATGAGCCTATTGATGATGACGATTCCATTGATACAATTGACGATCATGAGGAAGAAACTCGTTTCGCGGATTACGATATAAATCCGCGGCGCTCATTGCCAGACGATGTCTGGCTTAAGAGCATTTTGCAAATAAAGGAATTTGCTGTACGCCTACCAGATCAGTAACGACTGATGAAGGTGGTACCACAATAGTAAGTGGCCACCCAGCGTATAATCTTTTCACATATGTGTGAAATTCTCTGTTCTACCCTAATAAACAACCGTGTGAGTTACACAGTCGTTCTTGCGTTGTTACGCTTGAGTGAGTCCGTCGATATAGGCGGCATTCAAGTATTCAACTATAGTCCTGTACATAGTAAACATTCGTTTTTAATAAAATGATTACCAAGGTTTGACTACTCAGAGCCCGGGTCGCTTGCGACACCGGTATGATTGGTTAGATTGAACATGAGAACTTCGTGAGAAGATTTCTTTAA